ATCAAATGCCAACTGTTTTCCTGCAAAAGAAAATCCTTGACATGGTGAGCCACAGAGAAGTAAATCAATCTTAGGTAAATCCTTAGTATTTATTTTAGTTACATCTCCCAACTGTATTATATCAGGATGATTTTTGTTTGCTATCTTAATAGCATAAGGGTCAATCTCTGCAGAATAGTATTTATCCACAGATATATTGGCTCTGTCCATAGCAAGTCTTCCTGCTTCCATACCACCAAATAAATTTAATACATTCATATTATACCTCCAATCTGTAATGTTTATTTGTTTGTCCATGCTCTACAATTAAGTAAGCAGGAGATGGTGGTCTATCTTTGTAAACATGATCGTTAGGAAACTTTATGCCTACTAAAAGATATCCCATGTGACGAGCAGTATATTCTAACTCCTCGAAACTAGTTTTTCTGGTGTGTACAAACTCGTAGAACACATCTTTTAATTTTAATGAATTTAAAACTTTCATGTCTTTAACTCCTCTAATGGTTTTAAATTAAATGCACCCAATTCCCCACACGCTACATCAGACTCCAATTGCCTTAGCAATATTCTGTATGCATCTTTCTCTGAGTTTGCGTATATAACGTCACAATACGTGACAATATATGGTTTACCTTCTTTCATTACTTAATCTCCATCTTTGCAGTTGTAGGCATACAACCAACATGCAATATCTCAGCTTTATTTATTCTTGGTCGTATGATCTCGTAGATACTTTTATCAATACTAGCTTTGTGATTATTGTAGTGTTGATAACATGCTTGTTCTGTTTCAAAGAATTTTTTCTCTGCTATATGTTGCAGAGTGCGATCTTCTGCCATAAACAATACGTACAATACCCAAGTCATTTTGCCCTCGCTAGTTGTTGATGTATACCTCTCCAATGTAACTTATCCATGAAAGTTAATTTATTATTGAGTCTATTCAACTGAGTTGCTAGTCTAGTATATTTTATGTACCATTTTCTCATGTCAGGACAAAGACCTTTGTCTACTTTGTAGAAAGGTATCCTACCTACATCTATAGTCCGTAAAGATAATTCATCATTACCAGTTTCCATAGTTTCAACATAATAATTTAAAGAATCTGTAATCAAATCCAACTCCTCTTGACTTACAGTTAACTTTATATTTTTAATTACAATATTTGATTTAGCCATCAAAATCTCCTTTCATCTTTTAATCTTTTGATTGAACATTTAAAGCAGTACAGAAACTTGTGAAACATATACATCTCACTAGCTCTGCACTCCTTGCCACACTCTTTGCACTTAGCATTTACTGTGTTGTCTAAGATAATACTCATACCTTATCCACATATACACGTAAACACTTAGACTTGCCGATAGGTTGACCGAACTCATACTTCTTCCAACCTTCTGTCTTTTTAGTCTCGTCATCAAGATATTGACCTTTGACACGTATCTTGTAACTCTCTTTGTTGAGATACTTCTTGAGCATTCTAACAAAGATTTTACCTATTGGTTTGTTAGGTATATCACAGAACATATAACGCCAACCTTTAGGCTCTTGTTCTTGAATTAGCTTGTGAATAAATTTATCCTTCTCTTCAATCAAGCCTTCAAGTCTAGCCACCTTGTCATGATGCTCCTCTGTCTGTTTGACAATCTTACGTAGTAAATGCTCGATGTAGTGATCACCAAGTCTGATGTAATCTTGTCTACCTTTTGACCAAACTTTGTAATTAAGAACATCGTTTATGTCGCATGGTCTTTTTCTCTCTGATAATGAGTCTACCATGTCGTAGACTGCGTCTAAAGTTAAATTTCTCATAATAATTCCTTTCTGTATATGAGAGGTAGGACACGTGATTGTATCCTACCTTGATTAATGTTAAGCATCCTCCCACATTATTTTAATGGGAGCATTATAAAGTTCTGATTGTCTATGAGCTTCTTTCATAGCCTTTTTGAATGGAACATCAAATGCTCGACCACTTGTCATTCCACTACCATTTTTTTCCCAAGAAACAAGAGAAACATTATAATTTTTGCCTCCCCAATGCTTTTCTATTCTAACTTCGTACATAGATTAATATTACAATGGTGTGACCACAGAGTCACTAGGAAACCATCTCTTTGCAGTAGATGTACCAATCTTGTAGGTCTGTGATCCACTTGAATTGATATCCTTCATTAGATAAGGAAACTTTGGTGCTTTTGTGTTGTATCCACATAGCTTGAACTTTCTAGTCCCCTCTGTCCATGTCTTGTTGATATCAATATCATCCAAGTCAGCAAAAGTGTTTAGCTGCTTTTCTTCTCTAGTCTTAGCACCTTTCACTCTTACATTAAGTTTGAACGTAGCATTTGATCCATCTCTATCGTATGTGCAACTGCCTAATTCAAAGTGATACATATCTTCATATCTACCAGAAACTGACATGTTGATTAATGCCTTTTCTATAACTCCTCTAAGTGTCTTCAGAGTCTGCTTGTTGTTTAATTCCATAATAACCTCCTTTCATGTTATTGGTTGATGGAATTGTATTATCCCTCTTGCGACTATACTTCTTCTTGTTAGGCACAATCTGTTTTCTCTTGCGATTGTGTGCCATAGCCTTTGCAACAGGGTTAATTCTTTTTATCATTACGTAAATCTCTCTCAAAGTTTTGGATGCTCTCGTTTAACTCCATAGCTAAATCTAGACCATCTAAAACACCTAAGTATCTCTCTTTACTTAACTTTCCAAACTTCTCACAATGCCTAACATATAAACTTTTAAGCCTATCCATCTTTTGAAAATGTGTTAACTTGTTAGTCATTTTTAACCAACTTGGTTAAATGTTTAAATGCATTTGCTTGTACGTTTGTGTAATTACTTTGTATAAATACTAAAGTAAAGTCCTCAAAGTCTAGCGATTTCTTGTTTGATAACTTGCATAGACGTTTATGCAGATCAAACATATTTAATAAATCATTTACTGTTGTCATGCTACTCTCCAATTATCTAAATCTCGTACAACAAATCCACTTGTGTCTTTTTTAGCTTTGCCTTTGGCAGATAGCCAAACCACAACACCTTTTGGATCAAGAAATCGTAAGTCATCTTTGTCTCCATCAATACAATCTAAACCCCTGAACTTCTTAGGCATAGGTAAGGTGGACACAACTGCCATGTTTGTACATGTATCAATAACTGCTCGATATATCTTGTTAGCATAGTCCATGTCAGCCTCACTATATGATAAGGTAAGATGGTAATTAGGTGGTAACTTCTTGTACACTCGCTTGTATGTCTTGGTGTAATCATAGAACTGTATGTCATAGAAGTCATACATAAGGTTAGTCCTCTCAAACATTATGTCACTCGTACCATTAGGTCTAGCACAAGGTTTCACTCCCTTTTTGTGCATTCTGCGTCTAAACATATGCATGTCATGATACATGTAGTCCATGAACTTGAACTTGTCTGTAAGATACAAGTCTGTTTTACGTTGCCTAGCCTTTTGTACATTATTAAATACACCTCGCCCTGCAGTATATAGGCAAGGCTCTTTGCACTTTGCCACATCTTGAAAGGGACATATCTTGGTGTTCTTTGGGAATAAATGCATGATGGCAGTCATATACTCTGATCCATCACCTTTTACAATCTTGGTATTACTCCCCACTCCAAATAATTTATAACTCATAAATACCTCCTATATATAAATTCTTGGTTTATCTTCGTATGTTTCTAGTCGTACTGCATAGTAAGCATCTTTATCCACTTCTTTGTAAACAGTAGGATCAGAGAACTTCTGCACCATAAAGAAGTCATCTCTATAAGGATTATACCTTACTCTTCTCCACAACATCTTTTTGGCATACTCCTCATGCCACTCATCTACATTTAAATATCCACGAATAAAGGCATGGACATTCTTCTGCCCACTCTCCCTTACTAAGTTTTGTCCACCTTGTTGCACTACAAACCTCCCATTGGTTATTTGTGCATGTCTTGTGTGTGTAAACACTTTACCTTTGTGTTCTCCCTCCAAAGCTCGTACACTATATTTATTTAAATTTACATTCCAATATAATTCAACTCTCATAATTTTCTCCTATTATTTCCATGATGGATCAAATATTGCAATCCAACCGAATGCCACACCTGACATAGCCAAACTGATAGTAACTAGCTCTCGCATATAAAAGGGATTAAACAACTCCCTTGTTATATCCCAAAATGTATAGCTTGTTAGTATACAACATAGTCCAAATATTGTAATTAAAGTTCTAGCGAATATTATCATTTACTTCTCCTCTATTAATCCTAGTTCTATATATTTAACATCACAATTTTCAGTAGTGTCTCCACTTCCTATAATTCCTATTAACTTTAAGGGAATATCAAATTGTGAATCTGATTCAGCATGATTGGTATACATAAAATCTACCCTTGTATTATCATCATACCTTGATAAATTTTTAATTAGTTGTTTAATGGTCATTTATTTCTCCTTTTTAACCAACTTGGTTAATTAATAATTGTTATGCAATTTCCATGCCAAAATGAAACTAGTAGTCAATACCAAGTTTGTCTCGCCACTCATTACAAAGCGATACGATAGCTTGGTGTTGTTTTTTAGCATGATGTTTTTTTGTGTCTTGATCGTTACGATACTCAACGATCTGATCGATAGCTCCCCACTCGAAGTCTGTGCGTGTTTGATGCTTGGCAATTCTGTGCAAAGACGAAGTCAAACGACTACGATTTACATGAACACGAATACCATTATCCCAATACATTGTTTGATTTTTTGCTCTTGGCATTTGTCACTCCTATATAAAATTCACTCGCCACTCCTCACTCCTCACTCCCCACTAGTGATAGTAGTGGCACAAAAAAAAAAATAAAGAGTGAGAAATAAATCTCACTCAATATTTTAACCAACTTGGTTAAATGTTACATTGAAGAAATCATTTTTAAATCTTGAGCAATTTCTTCATTTTCTTTTGTTTCATTATCAATAATAGTTAAATCAAATTGTTTAGAAAAAGATTTCATAAACTCATTAATAAAATATTTATGTTTTTCTGCGTCAGAAGTAAAAGATATTTCACCAATTACGCTTTTAATATTACGCTCAGTAAAAGACTTAACAATATCATCAAAAGTTTTTTCTTGTTTTGGTTTATCTTTTAAATTATAAATTCCACGAAAATTAATTGGATTTCTTTTTTTCTCATCTAATTTACGCTCATTAACTAAGTTAACAAATTCACTTGAATTTTTTGCAATGTTATCAATTGCAGTTTTTTCAGAAGAATGAATTGCTTTATATATTGAATATGAATTTTTTTGTTTTTCATTCATGACTTTTTCAAGTGTTTTAGGCGAAAGCTTTTTTTCTTTATGTTTATTTCTTGCAATCTTTTTACAATCTGCAACAAATTCACAATACATTGAAAAATAAGGTAAAAAATCGTTAAATCTTTTTTCAATGTTATCACTTGAAGTTTTATTATATTTGTTAATTTTATCTAAATAATTAATTCCATCAGATAAATTTAACTCTTTTTTATTTTCTATTATTTGCATTTTTTTTTCTCCTATTTTTTAAAATGCTTTTTAACCAACTTGGTTAAAAATGTTAAAGTTGCAATTGCTATGCAATTACTATGCCAAAATTGATCGATCTAAATGAATTAAAGTTTTAATTTCTTTTGTTTCATTTTTTAAAGTTGATACTAGATCATTAAACAATTCTTTATTTAATGTATTTTCTTTATTTGCAACAAAATACATTTTTTTAAGTTTTTTAATATCCACATCAAATTTATCAGATATTAATTTTAAGTTATTATTTAATTCAACTTGATCATAAAACTTAATTTGATTTTTATTTAATCTACAAGTCATTTTTTTTTCTCCTATTTTTATTTTTTAACCAACTTGGTTAATTAATGGATATCCTGCAATTTTCGTGCCAACTTTGAAAAGTGTCAATTATTTGACAAGCTGCTTTTTTGACACTCCCAACTGTCAAAATTTTGACATTGTGATAGTAGCAAGAAGCGTGCCAAAAATGACCATAAAAAAATATATGCTCCTATGTCTCATTTTGGCATGAAATTTGCTGATGCAAGATTTGTGCCAAGTTACATAAAGAAAACTGATACAATATCAGTTACTTAACAATAAAAAATGTAATAAAATCAATAGATTAATTTAACCAACTTGGTTAAAAATATTTTTTTCCGTCAATCTTGCCTAAAAACTATCATTTTTTCAGTACGGCATGCGACTGCCACACCCCCGTACCCACGTTATATGCATGTACAAATACACAGATTAGGAAAATCAAGTGTTAACCACTAAAATAACTGTTAATATGTTTTTTAAAAGTATACGAACAAGGGCAGCCGGGCAAACACTTTAACTGATTTGACATTTTAATAAAAATATGATACAACTAGGTTACATTTAAAATGTTAACATTTATAATGTTATATACATTTAATATATAATAACATTTATAATGTGTCTTATCCTGACAACCCCCTACGTAAATATACATTGAACTTGACAATGAGGAAAAAATCCGTAAAACTATATACAGATAATGTGCTTAAAACATTTTATCGTGCTGTCCGTACTAATAGATTAGATAAATTACATATCCCTCATAGTGATGTTTACTACGTAAGAGCAGCAGTCGAGGCTCGTAGTGGACAAAAGTTTTCGTTAGAGCATGTAGAAAGGATAATGAAAGAAGAGGGATGGAAAGATACGTAAATGTACGAACTATTTGTATTAGCTTGTCTGATGCATCAGCCTGATATGTGTGTAACACTCAAAGATTTATATAGTCCACATCCAACTCATGACAAATGTTTATCAAGAGCTTACGAAATAGCACAAGGTATGCCCATACATATGCCAATGTATTACCCTAAAAGTTATAAATGTTTGGATATGACCATAGAAGGTGAAAAATTAAACACAAAATGGCAGCTAAGAAGCGAAAAAGAGGTGGATTAAAAGGTTTTACCCAAAAAAGTGGGGATATGAGACCTACAAAATCAGGTGCAGGTATGACTGCAAAGGGTGTTGCTAAGTACAGAAGGCAAAATCCGGGCAGTAAACTAAAAACAGCAGTAACTGAGAAGAAACCAACAGGAAAAAGAGCAGCAAGACGTAAATCTTTCTGTGCAAGAAGTGCAGGACAGATGAAAAAGTTTCCAAAAGCCGCTAAAAATCCTAATAGTAGGTTAAGACAAGCAAGAAGAAGGTGGAGGTGTTAATGGGATTAGCTGAAGCAAAGAAAATATTAGCAGATTCTGAAAAACATAGTAGAAGATTAGTAGAACAAGCACAAGAAGTTGTGGAAAAGTTTACACAAAAGGGAGAAAAACCAATGAAATTAGTTGAAGGTAAGACAAAAATGGCGTATGGTGGTACTGTTATGGGTAAAAGGCACATGTATGTGGCAGGAGGCTCTGTTAAAATGAATCCGGGACTAATGGCACTACGTAAATCTAGTCCTGAAGCATTTGCAAAGATTACTAAAGGTAAAAAGGTTACAACATGAGTAGACCAGACTTTAGTAAATTTACAGATGATGAACTATTACAAGTTGCTAAAGTTAAAATAGCAAAATCTAAAGATGTAAACAAAGCCAATAAGATGATTTTAAATCAATTTGAAAAAAACTTAAAGGCAATCAATATTCCAAACAAATTTACTGATCCCATAATGAGAAAAGTTAAACAATCAGTCTCAATGGATAAGTCTGCAACTGCTAACCTTAAAAAAGCTAAAAATGTAATAACAAAAGAGTTAAAAAATGTTGTTAAAGACTTAAAAGCAAAGCCTACAAGAAGACCTGTTGGATTAGCTATAACAAACATAAAATTAAAATCCCCAACAAAAACAAAAGCAGGTAGTGGCATATCAGAAACAAGACGTAGATTTAATGCAGCATTTAGGAAAGCTAGAAATGCAGGTAAAGCAACATTTACTTTTGATGGCAAAAAATTTACAACTAATTTAAGAACAGATAAAAAGAAAACATCTTCTTCTTTACCAAAGATGGTAACACTAAGAAGTGGTAAGAAAGGAACAATAGCTCAAAGATTAAAAGAAATAGATAGAGAGAAAGCAGCTAACAAGAGATTGTCCTTAGTAAGGGCGAGTATGAAAGGCAAAAAATAAGGGAGACTTAATTATGCCAATGCACGGAAAGAAAAAATCCAAGATGATGAGTCGTGGTGGTGCTACCAAAAAATCTAAAATGATGAATAAGGGTGGTGCTATGAAAAAGAAAACAAAGTACATGTCAAAGGGAGGCATGAAGAAAACTAAATATATGTCAAGGGGTGGTGCGGCAAGACGTAAATAATGTCTTACCTGATAAGTAACGTTCCACACTTCAAGTGTTGGGTAAGAAAAGAGTTTACTTCTAACCACATGAAGTATCATGGTGAATTTCTCCATGCTATTGCTTTCGCAGTTAATACGATACCAGACAGATCATTAAGTTTCCAAGTTGTCTTTACAGGATGTGACGAAGACGAGAATGTTCATGGTGGTGCAATGTGGGCAAGAATGCCAATACAAGCACTTGTAGCTGACATACCAGTTGATGAATGGGCAGAACCAATGGAAGACCATTTGTGTCAACCTTGGGATTGTGAATCTAGACATCATGCAGTTACAGTTATGGATAGAGTTAGTTCCTCTCCGTGGCTATGTAAAATAGACAATGCTTTTTATACTGCTAAATATTTATTTACTGTAGATTATACAGAGAGTGACATAGCAGATGATCCTGCACAACATAAACAATCACATGTATTGTATTTGTTAGATGCAGGTAAGTGGACAGGTAATATTGTGGCACTTCCAAATAATAGAGTAAGAGCAACAAGTCCTGCTTTATGGGTAACAGGAGAAGGTGCTCCTGATTTCTCACCATCTCAATGGTTACATTCTGCAGAAGCTCATGAGTCATATCTTGACCCATATACGACATTTAATAATTTATATTCCGATGGTAGCCAAACTAAAAACAATAAAAAGAAAAATAAGAAGTAAACAAAAGTTAGGCTTTTCTGAAAGAGCTAGAGCAGTAAATAAAGGATTACTACCAAGTGTCTCCAAAAAAAAGAAATTACAAAAAAGAATATAAGAATTACCATAGTAAAACCGAGCAAGTTAAAAACAGACAAAGTAGAAACAAAGCTCGTAGAATACTAAAGAGTAAAGGTGTGAATGTAAAAGGCAAAGATGTTGCACACAAGAATGGCAATCCAAAAGATAACAGGACATCCAATCTTACAACAAAGTCAGCATCAAAGAATAGGTCTTTTAGAAGAACCCGTAAGTCTAAAAAAAGAAACCCAATGGCATAAATTATGGCAATAAAAAAAGCTAAAAAAACAATTAAAAAAGTAACATCTAAATTAAAAAAAGCTAGTAAAGCTCATGCAAGTCAAGCAAAAGCCTTATCTGCTATTAAGTTAAGAAAAGGTGGTAGTACAGTAAACAAAGCAGGTAACTACACTAAACCTACAATGAGAAAAAGAATTTTTAATCGAATAAAAGCTGGAGGTAAAGGTGGTGCTCCGGGTCAGTGGAGTGCTCGTAAAGCTCAGATGTTAGCTTCTGCTTATAAAAAAGCAGGTGGTGGTTACACAAGCTAATGCCTAAGAAAAAGAAAGACCCTAAAGTTGGCACGGGCAAAAAACCGAAAGGGTCGGGTAGACGTTTATACACGGATGAAAACCCTAAAGACACAGTTAGCATCAAGTTTGCCACACCGACAGACGCAAGAAACACAGTTAGAAAAGTTAAAAAGGTCAATAAACCATATGCGAGAAAGATACAAATACTTACAGTCGGTGAGCAAAGAGCAAAAGTAATGGGAAAGACTGAAGTTGTTAGTATATTTAAAAAAGCAAAAGAAAGTTTAAAAAGAGCAAATGAGCGAAAAAAGAAAAAGGTGTAAGACTTGCGAATGTTACGAATGCGATTGCGAAGAATGCTCATGCGATTGTCATCACAATGATCGAGTTCTTACTGATATTCATGATAGACAAACAAATAGTCAATCAGACACAGAGATTTAAAAACATTGATAGATGTTTGTATTTTGCAGAAAGACTGCACGACCAACCCCAAATACCAACAGAGGATGGAAATAAACGTATAACTGCATATTGTAAACCTGTAAGGAAGTAGAATGTTAGCAGAATTAGCAGCGGCAAATGCTGCCTTCGGTGTAATAAAAAGTTTCATAAGCAACGGAAAAGATTTAGCAAGTTGTGGAAAACAGATTTCTGATTTTGTTTTTGCAAAAGAACAAATAGAAAAGAAAGCTAAAAAGCAAAAAGCCAAAGGAGTACGTACAAATGATTTAGAAGAGTTCATGGCTTTAGAAAAAATAAAGCAACAAGAAGAAGAACTTAAACAAATTATGATTTACGTAGGTAGACCGGGATTATGGCAAGATTGGCAAAAGTTTCAAGCAGAGGCTAGAAAGTCAAGACGATATGCAGAGAAAATGGCTCAAAGAAGAAAAGAAGAACTTCTTGAAATGATGGGTTATAGTATAGCATTCATAGCTTTACTAGCATTTGGAGGAATGATATTATACTTTGTAGGTAAATGGACAGGTAAAATATGATACAATGGATACTAAATATATTTAAGAAAAGTCAGGGAGACTTATCAAAACATAGACTTCATACAACTAAATATGAAGACTTATGTATGTAAGGATAAAGAATGGCACTTAAAAAATCACAGAGGTCTTTAGTTGCGTGGACAAAGCAAAAATGGAGAACCAAATCAGGTAAACCTAGTACACAAGGGAAAAAGGCTACTGGTGAACGTTATTTACCTTCGGCAGCGATTAAGGCTCTTTCTGCCAGTGAATACGCCGCCTCTACGGCTGCTAAACGAAAAGCGAAGAGAGCAGGTAAACAGGTATCTAAACAACCCAAAAAGATTGCAAAGAAAACATCAAGATTTCGTAAATTCAGTTAAGGTAAAAGAAAAGCTAAGAGCAGAAAGATTAAAGGAAAAAATAGAAAATGATACAAGCGTTAATAGGACCAATCGCAAATCTCGCAGGAACATGGTTTCAAAACAAGCTAGAAAAAACAAAAGCAGAAGGTAAAGCAAAAGTAGCAGAAGCAAAAGCTAGAGCAACTGTAGCAGAGAAAGTGGCTTCAGGTAAAATAGAGTGGGAAGGCAAAATGGCAGATGCTACAAATGATTCATGGAAAGATGAATTTGCCTTAGTTGTTTTACTAGCACCTGCAATACTAGTCTTCATTCCGGGAATGAGAGAGTATGTTCAAAGTGGATTTGAGGTGTTGGCAACATTGCCTGATTGGTATCAATACTTGTTATACATAGCCATATCTGCATCTTTTGGTATCAAAGGTGTAGGTCAAGCAGCTAAGATGTTGAAACGCAAATGAGCCTCAAGACATTGACATTTTTAAAATTATCTGATATAACAAGTAGAATATCAGTATACTTTTGGCACAAACATGTGCAAGAAATCCGTAAACAACAATACAAACAAGGACTCCGACCATGAATATAGATGTATTACGAAAAGAAATAGAAGCTGACGAGGGATGTAAATACGAAACTTACCATTGCAGTGAAGGTCATTTGACCGGGGGAATAGGACATTTGATTACTGAGTGGGATGAGGAAGTATACGCAAAACCTATCGGAACACCTATATCTGAAGAACAAGTACAAGAGTGGTTTGAAAAAGATGTTCAGACTGCAATAAATGACTGTCAAGATATATTTAATGATTTTGATTCTTTGCCTGAGGACATACAACACGTGTTAATAAATATGGCATTCCAACTTGGAGGTCCTCGTTTACGCAAGTTTAAACTTATGATTGCCGCAGTAGAAGTAGAGGACTATCGTGAAATGTCTTTGCAAATGGAAGACAGTAGATGGTTTAAACAAACAACAAACAGAGCACAACGTTTAATTGATAGAGTTGTGCGATATGGTGTGCCTGTATGAAAAAGATAAGAGAGTTAACAGAAAGACAACAAAAGTTCTTAGACGTTTTATTTGAACAAGCGAATGGTGATCCTACTCAAGCAAAAATACTTGCAGGTTACTCTGAGCATTCATCTACATCTTCTATTGTTGCTACAATGAAAGATGAGATAATGGATGCAACTCAATTATACATGAGTAGAAATGCACCTAAGGCAGCAGTGGCTATGGTTAGTGGCATAGATGATCCAACACAATTAGGTATCAGAGATAGACTTGGTGCAGCAAAAGAATTGCTTGATAGAGTAGGATTAATTAAAACTGAGAAAGTACAAGTAGAAGCATCAGGTGGTGTCATGTTATTACCACCGAAGAAAAAGTAATGCCAAAGATACTTGACAGATTAGTATCTCAGCTTATGGACAAAGGGCATAGCAAAAGTGCAGCTTATGCCATAGCAACTAAAAGTCTACAAAGAAGTGGCAATTTAAAAAAGGGAACACAAAAAGCTACTAGAAAAGGTAAAATACAAGGAAAGAAAACACCTTCTCAAAGAGCTAAAGAAAGAGCAGCAAAGAAGTCAAAGAGAAAGCCATCAGATTATAAATATAATAAAAAGAAAAATACTGTAAAACTAAAGAAATGAATAGAAGTTTAGGAAAGTGGAAGCTACCACAACCAACAGATTTAAAAGATGAAGATGAAAAAGAGTGGGTACAGATACCACGAATAGCTAGAACAATACCTTTTGGCTATGTTATAAATAAAGAGGATTCTGAACTACTTGATCCTGTGCCTTATGAGTTAGAGGCATTAGAACTTGCTAGAAAACACGTGAAACAGTTTTCTTATCGTGAAGTAGCTAATTGGCTAACAACTAAAACAGGAAGAGATATATCTCACGTAGGATTAAGAAAAAGATTAATGCATGAGCAACAACGTAAGAACAAGGCTAGAACTCTTAGAAAATGGTCTGAATACGCCCAAAAGGCAATACAAAAAGCGAAAACCATCGAAGAAAGTAGAATCGGAGCAAAAGCCTAAGATAATAGAAGAGGTAGAAAGCATACCTGTTGAAGAACAGAATGTTGTTTTCAAACCTAACGAAGGACCTCAAACAGAGTTTCTTGCGTCACCTGAGAGAGAAGTCTTATATGGTGGTAGTGCAGGTGGTGGTAAATCATACGCTATGTTAGCAGACCCACTACGATATATGAATCATCCACAGTTTAGTGGATTATTATTAAGACATACCACAGAAGAGTTGAGAGAACTTGTGTGGAAGTCAAGAGAGTTATACCCTCTCATATACAAAGGCATCAAGTGGTCAGAACGAAAGATGCAATGGGTAGCACCATCAGGTGCAAGACTATGGATGTCATACCTAGATCGTGATGATGATGTTCTAAGATATCAAGGTTTAGCATTTAGTTGGATAGGCTTTGATGAATTAACACAGTGGTCAACACCATTTGCTTGGAACTACATGAGATCAAGATTACGTTCTACTGCCTCTGATTTACCTGTGTACATGAGAGCAACAACAAACCCCGGAGGTCCGGGACATCAATGGGTTAAAAAGATGTTTATTGACCCAGCACCATACGGAAGAGCATTTGATGCCACAAACATTGAAACAGGAAAGGTTCTTAGATATCCTGACGGACACCAAAAAGCAGGTGAGGCATTATTTAAAAGAAGATTCATACCTGCTCGATTATCTGATAATCCGTACTTGTCAAGTCAAGGAGACTACGAAGCAATGCTTCTTTCCTTACCTGAACACCAACGTAAACAATTGCTTGAAGGCGATTGGGATATTAAAGAAGGTGCTGCTTTTACTGAGTTTAACAGGGATATTCATGTTGTTGAACCTTTTGACATTCCAAGAAATTGGGTTAAGTTTCGTGCATGTGATTATGGTTATGGGTCTTATAGTGCTGTGTTGTGGTTTGCTGTTAGCCCAGATGAGCAACTTATACTATATAGAGAGTTATATGTTTCTAAAGTCCTTGCCACAGATTTGGCAGAAATGGTACTAGACTTAGAACATGAAGATGGTAATATAAAATATGGTGTTTTAGATAGCTCTCTTTGGCATAAACGTGGAGATACAGGACCTTCACTTGCAGAGCAAATGATACAAAGAGGATGTCGTTGGAGACCATCAGATAGAAGTAAAGGTAGTCGTGTAGCAGGTAAGAACGAAATACATAGAAGATTACAAATAGATGAGTTTACAGAAAAGCCACGAATGGTATTTTTTAACTCTTGCATAAATACAATATCACAGATACCTGCAATACCTTTAGATAAAAAGAATCCTGAAGATGTGGATACAAGAGCAGAAGATCATATCTATGACGCACTAAGATATGGAGTAATGACTAGACCTAGATTTAGTATATTTGATTATGACCCTATGGGTAGACCTTCACAAGGTATGCCTGTAGCAGATGCAACGTTTGGATATTAATATGGCTGAAGAAGATATTCCTGTAGAAATAGAATCAGTATCTTTAGAAGATACAGATGATGCTGTAGTAGCAGATGCAGGTACAAATAATATAATACCTTTTATTATGGAAAAGTATTATCGTGCAGATGATTATCGTGAGCAAGACGAACAACGATGGTTAAGAGCATATAGAAATTATAGAGGATTATATGGTTCAGATGTGCAATTTACTGAAGCAGAAAAATCTAGAGTATTTATAAAAGTTACAAAGACGAAGACGTTAGCGGCATATGGACAAATTGTTGATGTGCTATTTGCTAACAATAAGTTTCCGTTGAGTGTAGAGCCAACGGAGTTACCTGAAGGAGTAGCAAAAGATGTTTCGTTTGACCCCAAAGAACCTGAAGAAATTGCCAATAAAAGCATGGAATCACCTTATGGATTTCGTGGCGATGGTAACGATTTACCTAAGGGAGCGACTGAGAGAAGTCTACAAGAAAGGCTCGGACCTTTGCAAGAAAAGTTATCAGAGGTTGAAAATCTTAAAGAAGAGGTTGGTAAAACGCCTTCTTCCGTAACCTTTAGTCCTGCAATGATTGCAGCGAAGGCTATGGAAAAAAAGATCATGGATCAATTAGAGGAATCAAGTGCTAATAAATCACTAAGAAGCACTGCATTTGAAATGGCTTTATTTGGCACAGGTGTCATGAAAGGACCTTTTGCAGTAGATAAAGAATATCCTAATTGGGGTGATGATGGAGAATATGATCCAACATTTAAAACTATACCTCAAGTATCACATGTATCTGTATGGAATTTTTACCCTGATCCTGATTCAACAAATATGGATGAAGCACAGTATGTAATTGAAAGACATAAGATGTCTAGATCACAATTGCGTTCATTAAAAAAGAGACCTCACTTTAGACCACAAGTTATAGAAGACGCTATAGAGGCAGGTGAAAACTATGATAAAAAGTCATGGGAAGATGACTTAGCAGACTACGCACCTGAAAATTATATAGAAAGATTTGAAGTATTAGAATATTGGGGTAACTGTGATGTTGATATGTTATTACAACAAGACATTGAGATACCTAAAGAATTACAAAAATTAGATGAAATACAAGTTAATGTATGGATATGTAATGGCAAGTTAATTAGAATGGTAATTAATCCATTTAAACCTGCAAGAATACCTTATGTAGCAGCACCATACGAACTAAATCCATATTCATTCTTTGGTGTGGGTGTAGCAGAAAACATGGATGATACACAAACATTGATGAATGGTTTTATGAGAATGGCAGTAGATAACGCAGTATTATCAGGAAACTTACTCATAGAAGTAGATGAAACTAATTTAGTTCCGGGACAAGATTTATCTGTATATCCGGGCAAAGTATTTAGAAGACAGGGTGGAGCACCCGGACAAGCTATTTTTGGAACTAAGTTTCCTAATGTAGCAGGAGAAAATTTACAGTTGTTTGACAAAGCAAGGCAGTTGGCAGATGAGAGTACAGGTATGCCATCGTTTGCTCATGGTCAAACAGGAATAACAGGAGTAGGTAGAACTGCTTCAGGAATATCTATGCTCATGAACGCAGCGGCAGGAAGTATTAAAACAGTAATTAAGAATGTAGATGATTATTTACTTAAACCTTTAGGTGAAGGATTGTTTAAATTTAATATGCAGTTTGATTATGATCCACAGATAAAAGGTGACTTAGAAGTAAAAGCTCGTGGTACAGAAAGTCTCATGGCTAACGAAGTTAGATCACAAAGGTTGATGCAATTCTTACAAGTATCATCTAATCCTGCATTAGCACCTTTTGCTAAGTTTCAATATATAATACGTGAAATAGCAAAAGCTATGGACTTAGACCCTGATAAAGTTACAAACAATATGGATGAAGCTGCATTACAAGCAGAACTCATGAAAGATTTTAGAGCACCCCAACAAGAACAAGCTCAACCACAAGCACCTGCAGGAGTAGACCCAAGCGATCCTACAGGTTCAGGTGGAGGAACAATAGGTACAGGAATAGCACCTACACCTCAAGAGCAAGGATTTACAGGAAGGTCACAAGTTGGAGAACAACAATCACAAACAGATACTCAGCCGACTCAAGATATTGGTCAACAACCCCAAGTTAATCAACAACTTCAATGATTACTTAGATTATAAAATAGAAGAGCAACATAAAATAATGGAACAATCAGATGATTCCATATCTATACATAGATCACAAGGTTATGTGATGGCACTGAAAAGATTAAAACTATTAAGAGATGAGGTCAATGCAGAATAGTTTAAACAATCAAATGGATACTTTGTTTAAGCCTAGTAATGTTCAAACGCTAGACGAAACTGTAGATGATTTTAAAGAAATTGGAACAGGATTATTAACAGGAACTATAGCGATTCCCTCTGACGTAGTAACAGGTGCAGAAACTGTTAACACTTTTTTAGCTGAAAACTCTTATAGTCCTTTGGCAATGTTAATAAAAGATAATCTGCAAGAGTTTGAAAAAGAATATGGAAGAAAAGCATTCGATCAAGGATTTGAAGAAATAACAGGAATAAAGTCCGATCCTACAAATATGAATCAGCTTGTAGGTGAAATATTATCTCCTACAGGAGCATTTTTAGCACCTACCAAATTAGTTGATAAATTGTCTGATGGTGCTTCTGCACTATATAATAAAATTAAAAATACTTTATCAGCAAATAATTTTGGTAAAAGTGATTTAGTTACCGAGGGAGCTTACATTGATCCTATAATGACTATACCTAAAAAAGATATAGATGTTAACAGACCTAAGATAGATTTAAATGTTATAGGTGAAAATAATCCTTTAGGTAAAGAGCAAGCACAAAAGTATAGAATAGCAGAATATGGAGAGTTACAAACTGGCACTGCAAAAAGAGGGCAAAAACCTGTTAAGTCAAGTGTATTTACATTTAACATAACAGAAGAAGACTCTATAAAAAATTATGAAATGTTAACTTTGCCACAAAAACAAACATTGTATAAAGCAACAGGTGTTTATAGAGGTGCTGATGGTAAATTAAGATACGCTATCCCTATGAAAGATGCAACATTAAATACTGATGCATTTAAAGTAGGAAATGATGGAAATTTAATTATACCTGAAGGAGCAACACTAAAAGATATATTAAACTTTCAAGATTTATTTAAACAATATGATAAAAAAATAAATGTAGACATAGATGGGGTAAGTAAAAGTTATAAACCCATAGGTGATATAAAAATTGTTAGAGTTCCTAAAAATGAAATGGATGAAGTTCAAGCCACTTATAATCCAAACACTGATGAAATTGGATTATCCCCTAATACACCAAAGGGAATGTTATCTGACATAATACACGAATTACAACATGCGATACAAAGAAGAGAAGGATTTGACAGTGGTAGTAGTGTATCAAGAGAAACATTAAAACTTGACCCTGATTATAATGTCAAAGCAGATAATTTAAAAAAAAGTTTAGGTGGAATACAAAGTGAATTTTTTGAAAAAGTTAACAATAGAAATAAAAATATAATAGATGTATTAAAATTTAATTTAACACAGAACGAATTACTTAAAAGTAGTGAACCTCAATTTGTCGATGAACTTATGAAAACATTTGGTTCTAAAGGAATGAATGAAATGTTTCAAGAAAAGTTTGAAAACATGATAACAAAGTTAGCTCAGAGAGAACAAATAAATTATAATAAATTTAATGGTGATATTAATTTTAATGTTAGCTCTGATGAAACATATTATACAACTTTATCAAACAACCCTCTTCAAATAGCCATGAGTAATAAAATAAATTTTGATAAAGCCGAGGCTAATACTATACGATTATTATCAGGTATGCCTGAATTTAAACCTTATATGAAAAAAAGAATAGAGATATTAAATGAAGCTGATAAATTAAACGAAACATATAAACAAGCAGAGAAAAATTATAGAAGTAGCAGAGGAGAGGTTGAAGCATTTTTTGCTCAAAAGAGACTTGAAGACCCTGACGAAACTCCGGGTTTAGGTCAATTTTATAAAGGCGAAAAACAGATACCTAAAAAACTTGACTTAGACGTAGAGCAATCAGTAAATCTTCCTAAATTTTATATGGGGGAAAAAGGTATCACAAATAATTTAGATTCTTTTGTAAAGATAGATGATTTTAAAAATGCAGATAATGCATTACTAGAAAGATTTAAGGATAATATATATTCCATAGCTGACAAATTTGATGATAATTTAAAAAAGTCAAATTTACCAATAGAGAGAAAAAATAAAGTAGAAATACAATTTGATAACAAATTTAAGGCTTTTGATAAAGAAATTGCAAGAAGAAAAAAAAGTTATTTAAGTATGTATGATGAGGTAGAAAAATACAAAGATACATTAAAAGGTGAAGACGCTGATACTTTTACTGAAACATTTGATTCTGCTTATAATAATGCAGCAGAAACTATATTAGAAAATCCTGATAACATTTTTGGTGAAGGAGCTACTTTAGAAGAGTTACAAAAGAATATGGTTAAAGGTAATTTAATACACGATCAATTTTTCTTTGCCAATTTATACGATGGTTTAATAAATGCAAATGCAGAAAATTCTGCGTCATTTGTAGCTGACTTATTTAAAAAATATCAGTAGAGGAATAAATATGACTAAAATAAGAGACATGTCAAAGCTAGAAGCGGCGGCTTTAAAGATGGGAATAACAGGAGAAGAGTTAAGAGCTTTCCTTCCTTTAATGCTTGAGGTTCAAGACGAGATAAACAAAGAAAAGATAAAAGACTTAAAAAAGGTTACAGGAAAAGCTAAAGGTGGAAACATAGAGAAACAAATGGAAATGTTTCAAGATGGTGGTCTTAAAGATGAAGGTGGCACAAAAGACCCTGTGTCAGGAAACGATGTACCTCCGGGAGCTACACAAGAAGAAGTAAGAGATGATATACCTGCACAGTTAAGTGAAGGAGAGTTTGTATTCCCCGCAGATGTTGTAAGATATATTGGTTTAGAAAAGTTAATGAGATTGAGACAAGAAGCAAAGATGGGTCTCAAGATGATGGAAGAAATGGGTCAGATGGGTAATGCAGACGAAGCAACAATACCTGATGATATACCATTTAGTGTAATAGATATAAATATAGCAGAAGATGATGAAGATGAAGAGGTTGAGAAAAGAGCAGAAGGTGGAGTTATAGAGGCAGCAAATGGTTTTGCAGGTACAACAACTACAACAAATCCTTTGCAACAAAGACAACCTAATGTAGCAGGAGCACAAACAGGGATTAAAACACCTTACGTAGCACCTACAATACCAACTGCAACTGCAGCACCGATAGGTGGTTTTAAATATAAATCTCCTATAGACACAACTAAAAAAGCTACATACACAGGATTATTTGGTGGAGAAGAGTTGACACAAGGACCTGATGAGTATAGAACATATGTAAACGATGCAGGTGCAGAGATACAGATACCATTTAAAAACGGAGAGATATTAACAGGCTTTAGTGTTCCTGAAGGATTTAAAGCAAAGACAGATAGTCCTTTAGCACCTAAGATACAAACTGCTAGAACTAAAACTGCTAGAGTAGAACAACAAACAGGCAGTGATGATGGCGATAGTGAGATGGCTGATTTAGGTGGTGCAAGAACGACAATAGGTGATGTAGAATATGCTGTTCAATATAACTTAGATGGTACAATAGGATTACAAAGCATTGCTAATTATAGAGATACAGGTAGAGCTAACTTTCAAAAAACAACCACAGAAATAGCAAATGCTATCAAAGATCAAACAAAAGGTCAACTAGCACAATTAGCTTACATGGGTAAACCTCAGGCAGCAGTGGCAGTTGAATTAGCTAAGAAAGCAGGGATAACAATACCGGGAGTAAGTCAGATACAAGGATTTATTGATAAAAGTAAAACTGCAACTACTAAACTTAAAAATATTAATCCTAAAGAGGTTAGCGTTTTTGATCCTGATCAATTTTTAAGAGATGATCAAATAGTAAAAGATGATGAATTTGAAAAGAAAACAGGTAGGAAAAAATTAGGAAGAGATTTATTTACTGGTGTACCTGATGCTCAAGGAAGAGGCGTTCAAAGAGGATTAACGCCAACAGAAGCAGAAATGAGAAGCATACAATCAGGACTACAGTCTGGAACAGGTCAACTTGATACATCAGGTATAGATTTATCTAATATAGGTTCAGGAGTTGGTGCTAGTGGGGACTTAGGAGATCAATCTAGTGGTGAAGGTTATAATCCGGGTGCAAGTATGTCAACTACAGACCCTAGTGCAGGAATGGACTTTAAACAAGGTGGACTTGCAAAAAGAAAAGTTAAACCTAAGAAGATGAAGCGAGGTGGATTAGCTTCTAAAAAATAATCCACATACTAGCTACTTATCCCCCGAGAGATGGCTACGATAACCCTAGGAGTAAAAAATGGCAGAAGAAGCTAAACAAGAAGAGATGGTGGTAGATGCTACACCAAAGAAAAAAGCATTCATGACTAAACGTTCTACTCATGAAGACAGAATTAAAAAAGATGAGGAAGAATTAAAAGAGCTTATGAAAGTGGCAAAAGGTGAATCTGAAGAGCCTACTGAAGAGAAGAAGGAAGAAGAAGAAGAACCGAAGAATGCTGAAGAAAGAACTTTTAAGAAGCGTTATGGCGATCTGCGAAGATATAGTCAAGAGAAAGAAAAAGACTTTCAAAAGCAGATAGATGAATTAAAAAGTCAACTAAGTCAAGCTACACAAAAAGAGATGAAGTTGCCTAAGTCAGATGAAGACATAGAGGCATGGGCAAAAGAATATCCTGATGTAGCTAAGATTGTAGAGTCTATTGCAATGAAAAAAGCAAAAGAACAATCTACAACTCTAGAAAAAAAGTTGAAAGAGATAAATGAGTTCAACCAAAAGACTGTAAAAGAAAGAGCAGAAGTTGAACTTATGAAGATACATCCTGATTTTGATACCATCAGAGATAGTGATGACTTTCATAATTGGGCTGAAGAACAACCACAGTGGGTGCAGAAAGCGTTATATGAAAATGACAATGATGCAAAATCAGCGGCAAGAGCTATTGACCTTTACAAGGCAGATAGAAATATCGGCAGAGAAGAGAAGAGCAAGAACAGTAAAAGTGCTGCTACACAAGTTAAAACAAAAGGTGAAAAGACTACACCTACTGTAGAAAGTAACAATAAGATATTAGAGTCGGAAGTTCAAAAGATGTCTGCAAAAGAATATGAAAAGAAGTCAGACGTAATTATGGAAGCAATCCGATCAGGGAATTTTGTCTACGACATATCAGGCTCTGCTAGATAATCAGTTGACAAAATGTTGTTTATAGGTATAACTATAGATAACTAAAAATGTGACCTCTCCACGTGGACAACTCACATATAATCAAACACTTGGAAGCCTACCTTATAGTACGAGCCTATGTTTGACTAGCTATTAAACATACACCTTAGATACTATTAGCCGATGACGAGTAAATATAGCACATTCGTGCATTTGTTTTATTTTCAAAATGGAGATGAAAATGGCATTTAAAACTGCAGCAGGTTACGGAAATCTGCCTAATG